CGTCTTTGGATCATAATAATAAAAGTACATACGACCAATGATAGACTGGTTCTTTAATCGTTCACGATCACGCATCAGATCACCCTTAGTGGGTCTGAGTGAAGGAACTTTGGATCTTAACCAGGCACGTGCTTCACGTGACCGTGGTGCATATCCTGATTTTGCAAGGGATTCCTTGATTCTATCAATAAGTCGTTTCGCCATCGAATATTTATCTTATACCAAGGTGCTTTTCAGTCAAAATTAGAAATTGCCAACCGTGGTCTTTGCAAAATTCAGTAGCGGCGTGCCATTTGGCTTTGTTGATTTCGTAAGTAATTGCTTCTTGCAGAAAGGTCTTAGTCTTTCGTTTCTGTGTGGGTGGTTGTGTTTGTTTCTCTGGTTTGACTTCTATAATGTAAGTCATAACTGTACCGTCAGTCTTACGCATCTTTGCTATGAAGTCTGGGAAGTATCGATGTTTCTTTTTGTCAACTGGACTGTAATAGGGTATAGGTAACTCTTCCGAACCCCACCAAATGACGTTCGAATTCTCATCTAAATAATTCATCACCTTTATCTCCCACGTTGACCTGTAGATGATGTTATTTGCATCACCCTTGTATTTCTGCGGGTTTTTCGGTTTAAACCTTCCTTTATTTGACATAAATACTATCTAGTCAACGAACAGGAATCTCTCACATGGCATTTTTCGGTCTATCAGACATCACCATATCAAAAGAAGATAATAGAAACGGACCTTTAGCAGCCCTGTACAAAGGTGATACAACTAACACATTCAGATATCCTATAGACATTGGTAACTATGATAAAGCACATTATATGCTTATCAATGTTTTCAAACAAAAAAATTCACAATATCAAGGTGTACAGCAAAACAATATCAATAAAATTGGAGACTTTAAACCATCAACTCCAGGACAACAAAGTACATCTTTTGCCTCAAAAATTAACGGTGCAATTGATAATGCAATAAACAACCTTACAAGCGGTAAAACTTTGTTTGGTAAAAGTATTGCAACCAATTTTGGTGGTCCCGTAAAACAAAGAGCAGCAGTGGATGTTGATCAGAACACGTATATTGACAATGTAAAAGATATTGAAAACCAGTCTTTAATCAAAACAACCGAACAAACAAATGAAACAATTGTTCTGTATATGCCAGATACGTTGCAGTATACTTTTGCACAATCTTATTCTGAGGCTGCATTGGGAGATGAATTGGGTGGCAAAATAGCAGTGGCGGGCAAGTCTGTATTAGAAGATATGAGCAAAGGCTTAGATATAAAATCTGCTGCTGAAAAAGGAATCAAAGGCCCTGCTGCCACCGCTGCTATACAAAAAGCATTTGAACTTGCAGGAAGCGGCGCTGGTAAAATCCCAGGCATCGGTCAAAATACAGCCAAAGCAGCCGCATTTTTGGCACTTGGTGGTGTCAATAACCCAATGCTTGAACTGCTTTATTCTTCACCATCGTTTAGACAATTTACTTTTGAGTTTATGTTTTATCCACGTGATGAAAGAGAAGCATTGGAGGTTCAAAATATTTTAGAGCGTCTAAGATTTCATCAAGCGCCAGAAATTGATGGTGGATCTGGTGGTTTGCTTTTGATACCGCCTTCAGAATTTGAACTTGGATTTTATTATGGTGGTCGTCCCAATCCAAACTTACCTGGTATTGGTCGTTGTGTGCTGACAAATATTTCTGTCAATTATGCACCCAATGGTTGGTCAGCATATGAAATGTTTGGTGAAAACGATCCCCGTTTAGGTCGCACAGGTATGCCGACTGCAATTCAATTGACACTTGAGTTTAAAGAAACAGTTATTCTTACTAAAGCAAGTATGGTTCGAAAAGATGGGGGTTATAAAGCCTCTGAGTCTGTCGGTTCTAGACTACAAGAAACTTATAACAGATTTATAAAGTAATAATTTATGGCAAAGTATTTTAATTTTTTTCCAAAGACTTTATACTCGTTGTCAAATAAGCCAACGAATGCTGATTTTATAACAAACATTATTGCACGATTTGGTTTTGAAAATGAACTAAAACAAAACTCAAACATTTTTTATCCCTATGATATTCAAGATGGTGATACACCTGAGACAATTGCAAACAAATATTATGGTTCACCTGAAAGACATTGGGTAGTTTTAATGTTTAACGATATTATTGATCCACAATATGACTGGCCGCTAGATCAAAGAACAATTATAAAATATATCAACGAAAAATATTCGGCAAATGGGTCTGCCAACGTAACTCCACAAACTGGAATTGCCTGGTCACAATCAAACGTAAAATCTTATTATAAAATAGTTACAAGAGTCACAAACAATGCCACAAGAAATACCATAGAAGAAAAAATAGAAGTTGATGCAAATTCGTATGCAAATGTAATCACATCTACTTCTATGATAACACTTCAAAGTGGAACAAAAATAACAGAAACAGTTAGCAAAGGAACAGAAACTTTCTATGAATATGAAACAAATTTAAATGAATCAAAGAGAAGAATTAAATTGTTACGTTCAGAAATTGTTTCTCAATCTGGTTTACTTGATGAGTTTAAACGAGTGATTAATTCTAAAGAATAAAAATGTCAACTGTTAATTTACCAGAAACACCGTCAAAGTTTAGTCTTAATGAACTTGCCATTGTAACCAAAACTGGCAAGTTAGACATATCTAAACTATTTCAAGAACTGAACATTTTTGATTCTCTATTGTCACCCGTAATGACAGGTGCGATTGTTATTATTGACTCAATTGGTCTTTCTTCTAAATTATTGTTTGATGGCTCAGAAGTTCTTTTGGTGAATATTGGTAAAGATTCAGACTCAGATTCTTTTAGATTAAAAAAAGCATTTAGAATATATCGTCAAACAAATCGTGCAGCACTACAGCAAAATGCAGAGGCTTATACTTTAGAGTTTGTTTCAGACGAGTTTATTTTTTCCGAACAACAAAAAATAAACCAATCTTACAAAACAACTTATAGCGATGTTGTTAAGAAAATATTAGTCAATTACTTAAAGACTCCCGAACATAAATTGAACGGTGTCTTTCAAGACACGACGGGCATCCGTGATTTAGTTATACCGAATCTGAAGCCTCTTGATGCCTTAGAGTGGTGTGCCAAAAGAGCAGTGGATCAAAAAAGATCACCAAATTATGTTTTCTTTGAGAATAATTTGGGTTTTAATTTTACTTCACTTTCTTATCTTCTTACATCTGACGCATTATTTAAAATTAAATTTCCAGCTAAAAACTTAGAAGGTGTTCAGTCAAATCAAGAGTTGTTAAGTCCGAGACACTTTGAGGTTGTGAATCAATCTGATAAAATTAAAACTACAAGAGAGGGTGTTGCCGCTGGTACGTTTATTGGTTTTGACCCAATCACCAGAACAATACAAAGCAAGCGTATAGGGTTTGAAGATCATTATAATGCAATGGATCATGGCAATGACACTGCCAACTTTTCACAATCAAAAAATCGTGGTGGTGAAAAAGCAACTGAAGCATATGATTCTAAAAAAGTGCTAAACATTTTTGGTGCTAATATAAAAAACAGTGCTTATGTTAAAAAGTATGATCCCACTTCAATTTCAAAAATTGAAACTCCAGAAGATTTTGTGTTTGCACGAAAGGCAATTTTTGCTAATTTAATGAACAAACGAATTAAACTTGTTATGCCTGGCAACTTTCAGTTGACTTCAGGCTTTAATTTAAATGTTCGTGTGCCAGATTTTTCAAAGAAAGAGTCTGGCTCAGAGAATGAAGATCGTTCACTAAGCGGAAAATATTTGATTATTGCTGCAAGACATGTCATCAAATATGATATGCACGAAACAATTTTAGAACTTGCAACGACATCAAACGAAACAGACTTTATACCACAAAGCACACCAGAACAAAACAAGGCGGCAGAAAATTATGGAAGCTACTGAAAATAAAGACTTTGCAGGTAAAAATGGTTTTGTTTGGTGGGTTGGTGTTGTAGAAAAAATCAACGATCCATTAAAACTTGGTCGTTGTAGAGTTCGTTGCGCTGGTTGGCATACAGATAATAAGTCTTTGTTGCCGACAGATAGTTTGCCGTGGGCGCAGTCGTCATTGCCTGTAAATGCTAGAGACACATATCCGCCACGTGAAGGTGATATGGTATTTGGTTTTTTCTTTGATGGTGAAAATGCACAGCAGCCTGTGATGTTAGGTGTTCTTCCTGGCATTCCCCTTGTAGCGGCGAATGCTCAAAAAGGATTTAATGATGCAAGAGTTTCTTCCGAACTGCAAAGTTCACCAAGAACACCAGCATCAAAAACTTATAGTACAGATGGAAGTGGTATCAAGATTACAGAAAAATCTGCTGCTGAATCTTATCCAAGAATATTAGATGAACCAACAACGTCACGACTGGCTCGTAATGATGAAAACATGTCAAAGACGTTTATACAAGAACGTAAAGACAATGTGGTTAAATCTGTGCCAACTGCTACCAGCACTTGGACAGAACCAACAACACAATATGCCGCAAAGTATCCATACAATAATGTAACTGAAACCGAGTCTGGTCACATTGTAGAGTTTGACGATACTGTTGGTAAAGAAAGAATTCATATTGCACATCGTAATGGTTCATTTCAAGAATGGTTTCCTAACGGCGATAAAGTAGAAAAGATTACAAAAGATAATTATGAAATCGTGATGGGTAATGACCGTGTTTATATCATGGGTAAATGTTTTGTTACGGTACAAGGTGACGCTGAAGTTTATGTTAAGCAAAATGCTACGATTAAAGTGGATAAAAATGTGACTGCAACTATTGGTGAAAACTTGTCGGCGACAGTAAAAAAGAACGCTACATTGGCTGTCACTCAACAATTAAAAGCAACTTGCCAGACATTAGACATTCAAGCAAGTGGCACAGCAACAATTAAATCGGGCGGCACAATGACTATACAAGGATCAATAATTAGACTGAACTAAACATGAAGCACGAATTTGTTATTTTGTTGAATGGTAAATTGAAAACTTATGAGCGTTGGGAAGACATACCAAAAAAGTTTGATGCGGTAATTAAGTTTAATCCATATATGCCACCACCGCCGCATACAAAAGAAGATCATGAAGAAATAGAATCTTGGATGCCAAGATTTCAAGAGTTAATGAAAAGAGGAACTTTTTAGAAATGGCTTTGTCCACATATGGCACACAATTTAGAGACATTCCTGATGGGGAAACTGTAGAGTTTTCACATGCTCAAACTTTAGTTGCGGCGGGGCAACCAGTAAACGTTTCGTTTATTGATGCTAGAGTTGACAAAGGTTTGACAACAGAAGGTGTAATAACGAGTGCCACAATGTCAAATACAAGTTGTATTCTTACAACTGTAGGTATGGCTCAAGTTTACATAACAACTTACACTTTGTCTGGAAAATACAGAGATGATCTGGCAACAAGAGACATTTATCAGGTAATGAACACAAACAATTATGATCCGAATGCCTCTAGTTTTTATGGTTCAGAATCAAAACCAACGGGTGATTTTCAAGTAACCACTTATAATTCATACAATGCGTTGATTGCAGCAAGGGCACCTTCAAGCACATCAACCACAGGTTGGAATAATATTGTAAAGTTTTATCCAGATGACACACCAGAGAAAACAGTAACTTTTACTTTTAATGCTCAAGGAGTTACAACAGAATTCACTCAAATGGTGCATCTGATACCTACTAGACACTTTACCAGATTGCAGTCACTTGTACAAGCGATAGCGCCAGGTAGAGTTATTGAAGATGCTTCGGGTAACATTATAACACCAACTTATATTTCAGACCCACCAGGTTGGGTAGAGCCAGCAGAATAGGAGAAAATTATGCCAGCGGCATGTAGAATTGGAGACATGGACATCACACACTGCTCCACACCTTCAAGAGCCCAAGGCTCAACGAATGTTTTTGTAAATGGTATACCTTGGAGTTGTCAGGGACATATCAATACTCCACATCTAATACCAAATGATAATCCATGCTCGGTGCATGTAGCATCAATTTCGTCAGGTTCAAGCACTGTAAAAGTAAATGGTAGAGGTGCTGGCCGTGTTGGCGATAGTATTGGAGGTTGTACTGCTGTTGCTGCTGGTTCCCCAAATGTTTTTGCAGGTTGAATAAATAAAAGATGTCAACTACAATTACATCCAACGAACCAAAAATTCAGTCCGAACGATCTTATAAAGATTTGGATTTGAATTTTACAATACATCCTGTAAAAAAGGACATAAATCGTCACTTAAACGAAAAGGCGATTATTAATTCTGTAAAGAATCTAGTTTCGACTAACTTTTACGAAAGACCTTTTCAGCCAGAATTGGGATCAGCAATTCGGGCTTTACTATTTGAACCAGTAGATTCTGTTTTTGGTGCTTCAATAGAAAGGCGTTTATTTGACGTTATTAATAACTATGAACCGAGAGTTTCAGTAGAATCAATTGTTGCAATTCCTGCTCCGGACGAAAATGGCTACAGAATTTCAATGACTTTTTATATTGTTAATTTGCCTAATCCAATTACAATTAATTTCTTTTTAGAGCGTATAAGATAAAATGGCTGAACCACTACAAGTTACCGAACTTGACTTTGATCAAATCAAACAAAATCTAAAGACTTTTTTAAAGAGTCAGTCTGAGTTTACTGACTACGATTTTGAAGGTTCTGGTCTAAGCGTTCTGTTGGATATTTTGGCATATAACACACATTATAATGCTTATTATTTGAACATGGTTGCCAATGAAGCATTCATGGATACCGCTTTATTGCGTGATTCTGTTATCTCACACTCTAAAGTTTTAGGTTATATTCCGTATTCTAGAAAAGCACCACGTGCGACAATCAACTTCACTGTCAATACGGCCACAAATGTTGCAAGCACACTGACAATACCTAAAGGTTTTTCTTTTTTATCTAACGAAATTGATGGTGTCAGTTACAACTTTGTGACGCTGGAAGAGGTTCGAGTAACTAAATCAAACACAGATTTTTCATTTTTAAATTTGCCGATATATGAAGGTCAGTTGGTAACATACAATTTTACTCATGACCAAACGACAAATCCAAAGCAAATATTTACTCTTCCTGATACAAACATTGACACATCCACTTTGTTTGTATCTGTTCGTAACTCTGTATCAAACACAGATTCGGAAATCTATACTTTAGCAGAAGATGCTTCAACCACCACCACAACATCCGCTGTTTTCTATCTACAAGAAAACAGAGGAGAAAGATATGCAATTTATTTTGGTGACAATGTAATTGGTAAAAAATTACCTAACGGTGCAGTGATTAGCGTCACTTATTTAATTACAAATGGTTCGGGAGCAAACAAGGCAAATAATTTCGTTGCCACCGGAGTTCTTGCAGACTCTTTAGGTAATGCACAAACAGATTTTATAATTGATCCCGTAAGCGAATCTTCCGGTGGAGCAGAAAGAGAATCTGTAGATAATATTAAATTTGCAGCACCTTTGCAATTTACAACGCAGAATCGTTTAGTTACTTTTAAAGATTACGAAACTTATATTCAAAAAGCGTATCCTGTTGTAGACTCAGTTTCAGTTTGGGGTGGTGAAGATGAATCACCACCAAAATTTGGAGTAGTTTATATATCTCTTAAACCTAAACAAAACTATTTTATTTCAGATACAGAAAAGCAAAGAATCATTGATGAAATTATCAAGCCCAAGGCAATTGTGGCTATTCAAACTGTAATACGTGATCCAGAATTTTTATATTTACTTGTTTCATCATCAGTTACATATGATCCAAATAAAACTGCATTAACTCAACAACAATTAATTACTGCCATAAGAAATTCTATTTTGGCATATAAAACAACAAATCTTGATAAATTTAATTCACAATTTATTCTTTCAAAAGTTCAAGATACAATTGATTCTGTAGATACAAACTCTATTATTGGATCGTCTATTTCTGTTCGATTGGAGAAAAGATTCACTCCCACTTTAAATTCGTCTACACCTTATACGATTAGATTCAATACACCATTACGCAGAGGTACAATCGGTAATAAGTTATCTTCAACTAAATTTACGGTAGCGGATTCACAGGGTGTAGATCGTGAAGTTCAATTTGACGAAATTCCACAATCTTTCTCCGGAATTACATCAATTCAAGTGACGAATCCAGGTTCGGGTTACTCATCACAGCCCAGAATAACAATTGAGGGTGATGGTACGGGTGCAAATGCTTCGGCAACTATTTTAAACGGTCAAATTCAAAGCATTGAAGTGATAAATCGTGGTATTGATTATACACGTGCCATAGTTACAATAACCGGCGGTGGTGGCTCTGGTGCTACGGCATCGGCAGTAATTGATGGTCGTGTTGGAACAATTCGTACAGTTTACTATGATGCACTTTCACAAAGACAAGTTGTAAACGAAGCTGCTGGTGAAATTGATTATGATGCCGGCATAGTTACAATAAAAGATATTTTTATTAAAAATGTAGAATCTACTGATAATGAAATTAGAATGTCAATTGAGTCTGAAAAAGGCATTATAAGTACAACAAAAGACACCATCATAACTATTGATGAAACCGATCCAACATCAATTAGCACAACACTAGAAACTGTATAATGTCAGTAGATTTAAAAACATCATTACTTGTTAGCCGTCAAGTACCCGAATTCGTTCGTGATGAATATCCGAAGTTCATCACCTTTTTGGAAGCGTACTATGAGTTTCTTGAGACTCAGGCTAACACTGCCATCACATCTAATAATTTAGTTACAACGGCAAAAACTTTAAAAAGTATTAGGGATGTTGATGACTCTTTGGATAGATTTGAAAGAAATTTTTACAATACTTACGCTTCTTTAGTGCCATTAGAGGTGCAGTCAAACAAAGCACTTCTGTTCAAACATCTTGCAAATTTATACAGATCAAAAGGTTCAGAGGGTTCTTTTAAACTTCTTTTTCAACTTATTTTTGGACAAGATGTTGATATTGTTTTACCCAAAAATAATGTTCTTCGTGTATCGGCAAGTAAGTGGCAAGTAGATAATAAACTTAGAATTAATCCTGACGTATCAAGCCGCTATATCGGAAATGGTACAAACAAAACTTTTTACTTTGCACAGAAAGTTGATCAGACTGAGATCAGTGTTTTCGTAGATGGAGTTTTAAAATTAGCCGATGTTGATTTCTTTATCAACAAAGAATATAGACAACTAAACTTTGTCACGGCTCCCACAAACAATTCGGTTATCGTTGTTTTATACGATAACTTTGATATTTCATTAATTGAAAATAGAAAAGTTACTGGAGTATCTTCGGGTGCGTCTGCTATTGTTGAAAAAACTGTTAAAAGAACTGTAGCAGACACTTTAAATCTTGGTTTACCAATTGAACTTTTTATTAATTTAAAAACTCTAAATGGAGATTTTTTAAATGGTGAAATAGTAACCATACCAATTGTTGATGAAGATAATGATATTTTAATTGATATTCGTGCGTCAACGTTCTCAATTGTCAAACGATTCAACATTATTAATTCGGGAAATAACTATAGTGTAGGTGAAATCGTTTCTGCTGTAGGTGGCAATGCTTCATCAAACGCTTTTGGTATTGTTGAGAGTGTTAAATCTGCGCTTGTTGATGTTGTAAACGTTCATCATGGTGGTGCTGTTTTTAGTTTGCTATCTCCTATTTCTGTAAGTGGAAATAATCCTCTTACAACATTAGTGGCAGTTGTTGATGGTATTGATACCTCTGGAGCAAATGCCGCAAATTCTTTGTTGATTTCTCCAGACGTAGTTTCAAATTTAAGTTTGAATGTTGATGGTACAGTGTATGTAAACAGTTCAAACTTTGGAGCTGTTTTTGCAAAACCAAACATAAGTGCGGCTAATACAATATCCGATGCACTTAACTATCTCAGACTTCAAGTTGGTCCAATCACAAGTGTTAATGTTGTTACCACATCTGTTCCTTTAACTGAAAAAAATCAAGTTGTATTTGATGCTGCTGGTGCAGAATATGGACCAACCGCAAAATTTAGATATTCTAAGAGTTTAAAATCAATTGGTCGTTACAAAATTAATAATGGTGGTATAAACTATAAAGTTGGTGATGAAATTGTTTTTGGGCCCAACCCTTTAGGCACATACGGTCAACATGCTGCTGCTATAGTTGCTGCTGTTAATTCTGCTGGTGGAATTGTTAGAGTTGACTCGGCAAACAGTAGAATTCGTGGAACGTCTTCGGTAAACACAGCATGTAACGAATTAAACGGAACTGGTACATTCTTTACTCAAGATTTAAACGTTGGTGATATAATTGAAGTAAATACTCAATCAAGAGTTATATCTTCAATTACAAATGATACTCTTGCTGTAATGACTTCAACCTGGACATACACATCTTTAGATAGAAGAGTTGGTGTTTATAACCGTTGGCCTTTAGGTGGTTATGGTTACGTTCAAAATAATTTCCCGTCGATTACAGTAAGTTCGGAAGCTGGCGTTTATGCTAATGTTGAAATTGATTCACTGAATGGTGATGGTGAAAGATTAGAAGGCACAGGATTCTCCGCTAACGGTCAAATTACATCAATCAAATTAATTGATCCTGGTGCAGGATATGAGTTTATTCCAAAAGTAAGTATTTCTGGTGGTGATGGAAGTGCTACCGCAACTGCCGAAATTGAACGCTCTTTTATTTCCACTCCTGGTCGTTGGACAACATCAGATTCTATTATCTCATCTTTTGAAAGAAAGATTCAAGGTGAAGATTACTATGTTGATTATTCTTACGTAATCTCTTCACAAATTGAATTTGCGAAATATAAAACCTTACTCAAACGACTTATACATCCAGTTGGTCTTGTCAACTACGCCGTCTTTAATAGAGAACATGTTGTTGAACTCACAGACGTTGCTGTTCAACAAACTATACAAGAAAAGACAATTTCTGGCACAGTCAACGTTGGAAATGGAAGAGTTGTCGTTACTGGAAGTAATACAAAGTTTAACGTTGCCAATAACTTTGGTATTTTATCAATAGGTTCTTTTATTGCCGTAAATGGTGAGATGAGAAAAATCTCTTCCGTTTTAAGTAACACCGAATTAATTACTTCTTCAAATGTCTCTAACTTGAGAATCGCTAATTCTGGTTCAGGATACTCAAACGGTTATCTTGTATTCTCAAATGGTGGTGGACAAGTTACTTCATTAACTTTAACTTATCCCGGTTCAGGTTATGATAATGGATTTATATCCTTTACAGGTACAGACGAAGCCATAGCAGCCGTTGCAAATATTGAAGTGTACCCATCCAACGGTGCGATTCGTACAATTTCATTTGTGAGTGGTGGGTTATATGGTTCAAAACCAGTTGCCACACCAAATAATAATCCACACCGTGTGTTATATGCAAACAGTCTTGCAATGACGAATCCTGGTCAAGGTTATTCAAATGGCTGGTTGGTTTTCTCCGGTGGTTCTCCGTTAAGACAAGCAAATGTACAAGTAATTGTTCATCCAAATACTGCGATTAATACATTTGTTGTAAATGACTCTGGACTTTATGAATCAAATCCCACAGTATCATTAAACACAAATTCAAACGTTGTGATTGCCACAGCAGTAGTTGCTACGGGTGTTCGCACAATTACTGCAAACGCTGGCGCCAGAACTGTAAATAGTTTTGTTACGATCTATACAAATTTAGGTTCTGCAAACATAGCGGCAAATGCACGTATCTACGTAAACACCGCTGGCTATGTTGAAAACGTTGAAGTAATATCAAATGGTGCTTACTCTTTAGGTTCTCAGTTG